TGTTGCCATTCTAATTGTTTTTGAATGTTAATTGTATATTAGAGAAAGAGTAGTTTATCTCCTCCTCGCTTAAAACACTTTGATTGGTTTTGTAATAGCGATACCAGCCACCCTCGGAATTCTCCCCCGTGTAATTGTCTATCACACCGAGAAGCGATTCGGTAAGGCTGTCTATTCGTGCATTATCCCTGACACGCTGCGAAACTCCGTTAATGGTCAACAACTTGTCGGGAACGTAGATATTGACATTTACTGTCGCCACCTGCTCGCCTATCAGCGTATTGCCGATTGTCCCGACAACGATATACTCTCCGCTTTGTCCCTTTGGAAATACTGTTTTGAAAACAGGTATCACAAGGCTCAAATCTTCAAGCATATCTTTCAAATCCTTAAAGACGGTTGTCGTTATTTCGCCCTCACTCATTTTCATGGTATCCTCCTTGCTTTACTTTTTTAGGTAATTCACAAATTCCGCTACAAGGGAATCGCTAATCGCATCTATGTAATTTCCGCTCCCTGCAAGAACATCGTAGTTTCTGGCTTCCACATACTTGGCATATTCCTTTCCAGTCGCCCAGAGAAGAATCGTGCCTGTCGGGTACTTTTTGGCCATCTCCCGTGCATACTTCTGTGATTCCTTCATCGGTACGGTATGTCCGAAGGCATCCACCTTTATTGCACCGTTCTGAAGCACGAGATAGCTTATGGAGTTCCTCAAATGTCCTGTCCTATTTGTATATGTGCCAATTAATCGTGCTTTCGCACACGCCATCTCGCCTACCTTTGAGAGGAACTCAACGGCCTTGCGGTCGTATTCATCCTCCGCCCGTTGACGGATAACGGTCAGGATATTGGGGTTTGTCCACTTTATAGCCATAAACTCCTGGTTTCAAAAGTCTGTCCGCTGACGTAGTAATCCTTTACCACGCCCGTATGTACCACAACGCCGCTTGCATTTGTGATAACCGCCTGACATCCGAGGCTTGAAAGAAGCTGCGCATCGCTTGTGTGGCTCGGCAGAATGACCTTGCACGTAGGGACATAAACTTCCCCGCTTGCCGTTTGTCTTTCCTCTACCTTGCCCTGTACACGGTTGCACTCACTCTCCAATATTGTCGTTGGTGCGGTGGTAACATAGTTTCCATCGTCATCCATCCCGGCCTCGCCAGCTTTGGTTATCACTATCTTGTAGGGAAATCGTATCATTACCTTACCAATCGTTGTATGTGTCTATTATCGGTGCGTTGAACTCGTCAGCTACATCTATTTGGTTTTCCCGTGCAAGGGCCGAAATCCTCGCCCTGATACCCCTTTCGTTGTAGCTCTCACTCATACCGTTGTTCGCTGCCGAGGAGAAGGAAAGTTGCTTTACAAGGAGGTTTATAGCCACCTTTGCCACTTGTTCCTTTACGGCTACCGCTTCGGCATCCACGCCCAGCTTCTCACACTCCCAGAGTATCTCGTTCTGGTCAACCCCGAACGGGCCAACTTCATATTTTATAGCATCACAAGTTTTCATCGCTTACCTCCTTTATTCGCCTTTGGATATTTTTATCAAACCCATACGGTCGGGCTTGTCAATATCAACGATCATAGCTGCGCCATATTCCATATAACGACCTTCCTCATCACGTGAGGAGGCTATGTAATGGCCATAATCCAGCTCGGTGTAGTTCTTGCCCGGAATCTTGTCTACCAGCTCGTAGGGTTTTACCCAGCGCAGGTTCCCTAACTTGGCGTTGGGGATGGCCGAGATCCACCCGTTAGGAACAACACTTTTTCCCTCGATGTACTCGTTGATGACTTTGATTCTGAAAGGCATTGCCACGGCCTCCAGAAGTGCGTTACCCATTTCGGGAGTAATCATTCCTGTCCGCTCATAGCTACCGAACTTGACAACGAAGTTTTCGCTGAAGTCATTGCTGGCTGCCAAAAGGTTGAATGTTGCACGGTTCATCTGAAGGATGGAGGCATCACGGCCATTGGAACGCCATCCGCTGATTGTGTCATCCAAAAATGTCAGCAATAAGTTTGTCGGGAAGGCATCCTCGTCGTTGGCATCGGCTTTTTTCAAAGGCAGTTTAATCTTGTTGATTTTTACCCTGTCCTTGCCGATGGTTGCGCTGATTTCGCTTTCGCCCTTGAACATCAGGTCAAGAAGCATCAGGTCCATACGTTTGTGCGGAGCCAGTACACATTCACGATAGTCGTCAACAAGGAAGTTTACGATTTCGTTCACGGTAGCGGCATCGCCCTTTTCGTTAAACGTATCAATCAATACCTGAAGCTCGGAAAGGCGGTCGTTGTCCATCTGGAATTTATCACCCAGATAGGCCACTTCGCCATAGCCGTATTTCATGCCACGTCTTTTGTGTAACGGTTTCCCGGCATTCTTGTCTATGATGGAACCGGCGAACACGCCTGTGGCTGTTCCGGAATAGGTTTTGAAGGTTCCATCAGGGTTTGCACGTTTGGGGTCAAGATAATTCTTCCAAACGATGTTATCCTCGCCACGGAGCTGTACTCCAAGACGGTCAATGACTGCTTGTACTTTTGCAGGTTCTTTCAATAGTGATTCAATAGTTAGTAACATTTCTTTTTCCTCCTATCATTAAATAAACATAAACCTGTCGCCCAGAGATGCCTTGTCAGCATCGGTAACGGGGATGTACAACTTGTCCTCATCAATCTCAAAGGCACGCCCCAAGAGAGTAACACTTGCCCCTGCCTCAACCTTTGCGGGTGCGTAGGCCAAAAAGTTGGCGGTGCGCTCAGCAACGAAGGTGTCGGGGTTGGGGGTTTCAACGCTGGTGCTCCACCTTAGAACGGTTCCCAGGGGAACAGTGTAATTAATACCTGTTATGGTAATGGTGTCGTAGTCATTGCTTTCCGTATTAATGCCGCTGATGACGATGTCGTTTCCCCCAAATTTCACGGTCAATGTTTCTGATTCCGGGACTTCAATGCCGCTTCCCTTGACAATCTTCAACTCGGTAATCGGATCAGTGTTATAGACGGCTGCCTCATAAACAACGGCCTCGTGAGCGGTGGTTACGGTTGTCACGCCTGTACCCACGGTTACTTTTACCGGGAAAAGAACATCGCCTTTCGTGAAGTCGCATCCTGAGGGGATAGCGTCAGCGAATTCCACCTCGTCATAATCGGCTTTTGTTACAATGGCTTTGATGGTTCCGTATCTGGATTCGTCAAAAGCGATTTTGTCGCCTACTTTCCAAAAGCTGCCCTTCTCGATTCTGATTTTTTTAACTGCGTTGTCTGCCGTAAAATTGGCTTGAACCCTTGCGTTTCTTACCACATACGCATTTTTAACCCCTGCGTAGGTATTATCTGCTACCACATAAAGCGGTGTCAGAGGGGGGATTTTCTCCTGTGCCGACAAGTCGTCAACATAGAGATTAGCACCTCCGGCCATCCTGTACCCCGATTTCACGTTGTACAGTTCTTCGGCTGCTGCGAAAGTGCTGGCATCATAAGTTCTTCCTGCTGCCATAATAATTTCTGTTTTTAGTTAATACTCATTTCTTTGAATCACTACTTGCCGCCAGCTTTTCGGTTTCGGCCTTTGCTACCTCGGCAAACGGATCACGATCCTTTTTCGCCTCGGAAGCTCCTACACCCTGGGAGCCGATTCCCTCCTTGACAATGGCTTCCTTTTTGGCTGCCAGTATCTGCCGGGCTTCATCCTCGCTCTCCACGGGTTTCATGCCTACCAAGTGGCTTTCGGATATACCAAGTCGCTTTGCTTCGGAACGTAGAAACTGGTTGAGCTTTTCCCGTTTTTGATGCTCGGAAAATGCTTTTGCCTCTTTCTCTACTTCGGACAGTTTTTCTGTCCATATCTTCTCTTGCTGCTCCTTGTACGATAGAAACCATGACGGGGGTGATTCATCCTCGTTGATGGTTCTTCCCTCGGTTCTTTCCTCGGTCTTTTCAGGTTTTTCCTGTTTATTCCTTGATTTCAAAAGCTCAGCCGCCTTTCTTTCGGCTTCAACCTTAACCTTCTCGGCCACGTCATGGTCAAGCTGCCCGGCAAGTACCCGTAAGTCCTCCACCGCATCAGACAAAACGTCTTCCGTCAGTTCCTCGTCAGTTTTGATTTTCGCTGCCAGTCGTGCTGCCTTGCTCCTGATAGTCCTCTCGGACAGGGCGGTTTTTCCTAACCCCTCGTTAATTTTTTGGTAGATTTTTTCTTCCATTTCTTTGTTCATTTTTGGTTATTATCAAATTCGGTTTTTCCGATTTTCTGTTTGGGGCATAATGCCCTATCTATATTCAAAAAAAATTACTTCTTCTTGTTGGGAACAAACCCCCAACGTATCAATTCGGTAAATACTGTATTCGCCATCCATTCCATTATATATGCGTTGTT